AGCCTACCAGCAAGTAAACATCATATGGAATGAGCAAGTACATGAGCGATCTTTTTGATACTGTTGTTAACGCTACCGATGCCGAGCGCCCCGCTTTCCGTCAGGCGCCCGAGGGTCCCTACCTCGCTACTGTTTCGCAGGCCAAGGAAGTCAAGGCCAGCAAGGGCACCAAGGGCATCGAGCTGCACTTCACGTTGCAGGAGAACCTTGATTCGTCCGCTGATATGGACGGCGTTACGTTGTCGAAGTGCCGACTGCGTGACACTCAGTGGGTTACTGAGAACACCATTCCTTATGTGGTCGAGCGGCTGTCTCGCATTGCTCCTGAGACTGTTGGCAAGACTTTCCGTGACTCGCTTGATATCCTGCCCGGCTCCGAGGTCGTGGTCATTGTTAAGCACATCACTGAGGACCGCAATGGCAAGACCCTGACTACGCCTTGGCTTGAGGTCTCCCGTTACTACAGCAAGGACTGGTATCTGGCCAACAAGATGGCGGCCTAATACCTCAGCATAAACGACTAGGGAATGGGGGCTCCGCAAGGGGTCCCCATCTTTTATATGAAAGTTCTTATAGCTTGTGAATATTCTGGTGTAGTGAGAGATGCTTTCATAGCTAAAGGACATGATGCCCAATCTTGTGACATCTTGGACACAGAAGTTTTAGGCCCACATCACAAATGCGATGTATTAAAAATATTGAATGACGGATGGGATTTAATGATTGCCCATCCACCGTGTACACATCTGGCTGTAAGCGGCGCTAGGCATTTTGCAAGAAAGCAAAAAGAACAAGAAGAAGCTTTAGAATTTGTTCGCCGCCTCTTAGAAGCGCCCATTTTAAAAATTGCTTTGGAAAACCCGGTGAGTATAATCTCAACTAGAGTTAGAAAGCCGGATCAAATTATTCAGCCTTGGCAATTTGGCCACGGAGAAACCAAAGCTACTTGCTTATGGCTTAAAAATTTACCTAAGCTTATCCCAACCAATATAGTAGCCGGGCGTGAAGCACGCATACATAATATGCCGCCAAGTCCAGATAGAGCCAAGTTAAGAAGCAAAACATATGAAGGAATTGCTAACGCAATGGCAAACCAATGGGGATGAAGACTGCACTCGTACTTGATTGGCCTAGCATTGACGCCGCCCCCGGCAGCTACTTGTCGGCTTGGGAAAACACCACGACCGAGGAACTACTTGGTCTTGCTGGTCTCAAGCCCGACAAGGTTTTCGTGGCGGCATCTGTCAAGCCACACAAATGGCCCGATGCTTTCGTCGGCGGCAAGGTCGGCGGGGCACTAACGCTTAACTACATGGCCGACAACCTCAAGCTTAACGAGGCACTGGCCGGCTATGACATAGCCTTGACGATGGGCCAACACGCCATGTTCTGCTTGACCGGGCAGACAAAGATCGACACGTATCGTGGCACCCACATTGACAGCCCGTTCGTGCCGGGCTTGCAGGTTGTGCCGACCTATGCGCCTTTTATCTATAGCCGGCTGAATTGGGCCGAGCGTCCGGTCGTTGCTTCAGCTATGCGTAAGGCGACCGTTCGGTATGAGGACAAGCCACGGACTATCTACGTGCCCGAGACTGTCGCTGACCTTTACTGGTATGCAACAACCTGCATCAAGGACCAAATTGTTTTCGACGTTGAGACTAACTATGCCGGGCGCATCACTGAGTTCTCAGCCGCCGCCACGTCAGCCGACTGCCTTTACGTGCAGCTAGAAGATCGTGGTGCCAACGCTATGTGGAGCGAGCAAGACGAGCTAGACATTTGGCTGTGGCTACACTGGCTGGCTCAGCAAAAAGATATTGCTTGGGGTTTCCACAATAGTTGCTACGATTTAAGCTATCTTGATGCCTACGGTATTAGGCCGCGTGGCCATATCTTTGATACGATGCTTAGACATCATGCGCTCCAACCTGAATTTGAAAAGTCATTGGGTTTCTTAGCTTCGTTGCATGTGCCGGGTCGCGCGTGGAAGCATCTTCGGACACAAGCTAAGAAATCTTTTAACAAGGCGGGAGCCCTCTAATGGCTGACGATATTGACGACGACGCCGTACTGCGGCGGCTATGGGCATCTGTCATTATCCAACACTTGATTGACGCCACATGTATTCCGACTAGCCCGGCTGCCCATGTGCACAAGCGCCAAGCGCGGGCATGGTTTATCACCGAGGTCGGCACAACCGCGCAAGACTTTGAAGAAGTCTGCATGTCAGCCAACGTAGATCACGAGCGCGTGCGTGCTTTTGTGCGTGAGTATGATGGCCCACCACTGACGGCGCAGACACTTTCACGTATGCGGGACGCCATCTTGACTAGGAGTTTGGCCATTGAAACTAATAACTGATCTAACGCCAGACGATACTAATATTGATATCGTGTATAATTCCATGGACACGATGCAGACTATGGCGCTCAAGGAAATCTTTGACGAGCGCCTGATGCCGCCGTGGGCCAAGCATACCTACACGTACAGCGAGAAGATGATCGGGCCGATCCTTACTATGATGCGGCGCGGCACGCTGATCGACGCGACAGAAAAAGAGTCGTGCATCCTGGCGTTTCGCAAGCGGCAGGCCAAGGTCGCTGCGGATTTTGATTTGCTGTGCACCGAACTCTTTGGCACAACCATTAATATCAACTCGCCGCCGCAACTCAAGGCACTGTTCTTTTCGTTCCTTGGAATTCCAGAGCAAACCAAATCTAAAAAGGGTGAAGTCAAAGTCGGCACCGACCGAGAAATCCTCGAACGCATCGCTGGCAGTTATCCGCGTGGCGCTTTGTTTTGCAACATGATCTTGCGTTTGCGTGATCTTGAAAAGCAAATTGAGTTCCTGTCAAAGAAGTTAACACCAACTGGCCGCTTTGTTACCAGCTACAATATTGCCGGCACCGAAACCTTTCGGCTGTCGTCGAGCGAACATCCGCTTCGCATGGGCTCCAATCAGCAGAACATTCCCGGCGAAGCACGCAAGGCTTTCATAAGCGATCCGGGCTACACGTTCTTCCAGGCAGACCAGCAGGGTGCCGAAGCCCGCGTTGTGGCCTATGTGTCGGGCGACGAGAACTACATCGCTGCTTGTGAGGGCGGCGACAGTCACACGATGGTAGCGTCTATGGTCTTTGGCTTTGAACCTATTCGTGAACTGGCTGAACGGGAGTACTGGCATGGCAAGTCCTATCGACAGGCGTGCAAGTCTGGCGCACACGGCTGTTTGACAGCAGAACACGAAGTGCTTACACCAAATGGTTGGGTAAATATTGATACACAACCTACACGCATTGCTGCTTGGAGTGAGGATGGGACTATCTGTTGGTCCAATGTAACTAACTGGATTGCAAAACCCGCAACCAACTTGGTTGAAATTACTGGACCATCTATCTATTCTTTGTCTACAGAAGATCATAAGTTTATGGTCAACGCGGATGGTAAATTTGTTGAACGGACGGCAGCGACACTATGCAAGAGTGACAAAATTCCGTATACAGGAATCTGGCGTGGTGGTAGCGAAGCCGTTCCATTGGCGGCTCTTGTTGCTGCATACCAAGCAGATGGGTCCGAGTACCGGGGTGCTATCAGGTGGAAGTTCCGCCGCCTCCGCAAAATCACTAGGATACGAGATTTGCTTCGAGCCCATAACTTAGATTACACACAAACACAAAGCGGAAAGGATACCATATTCAGGGTAACAGTGGCTAGCTCGTATGACATTGTTAAGTGGGGTAAGTTTGCAGGTCCGCAGATGCTAAGTTGGGATCAAACTTCCCTGTTTGTGTTTGTCACAGAGTCTATTGAGTGGGATGGCACACGAGGTTCTTCTGGGCGGCAAGCATTATGCTCCGTTAATTTGGAGCACTGTCGTTGGATGCAAACGCTGTATCAACTTACTGGCTTTGGTAGTAAGGTAATAGACAATAGTGGAAAGCTGCGTAGCAATGCTTACGGCAAACAAGTACCGCATTGGGTCTCAAAAAACAATCGCTAATATGCAAGCCTATCATCTTGCAGCGTCGTTCCTACCAAATCTCCTACGCCCGTGATGGTCTATTGCCCAACAGTAGACACCGGGTACTTCATGGTGCGCAATCAAGGACATATACACGTAACCGGCAACTCTAACTACATGGGTAAGCCTTACACTTTGGCTAAGCAAATGGGTGTCGAGATTGAGGTTGCTGAACGCTTTCAGTTTGACTACTTCAAGAAGTTCCCCGGCATTCAGGAATGGCACCTATGGGTAGCTGAGCAGCTAAAGACTAAGGGCTATCTTGAGAATGTATTTGGCATGCGGCGCACGTTTTGGAGTCGCAAGTGGGACGACGCTACGCTGAGAGAGGCCATTGCTTTCGGGCCGCAGTCGGCGGTAGGTGTCTTAACTAACCTTGGCCTGCATCGCTTGTGGGACAAGTACGAGGGCAAGCCCGGAGCGCCTGTTCAAATCTTGATGAACGGCCACGACGCCGTGATCGGTCAAATTCGTACCGACCTACTTGATGAAATGGTGCCAAAAATTCTTGACGACTTGAAATTTCCCTTTGATATTGCTGACATTCATGGTAAAGTACGCACAGTGACAATCCCTTTCGACATGGAACTAGGTTTGAATTGGGGCAAGCACTCGGCTACCAACCCGAACGGACTGCAAAAATGGAAACCAAAGGCGTCACCGAACTGCGCGTGATCCAGTATTTCTACAAAGATAAAGATGGTAAGCGCGTTATGACAAACTATGCATTACAGTACCGGCATGGCCTTTATGCTTGGCAAAGTGTTCCCATAGTTATGGAACAAATTAATCCGCCAATTGAGGACAATGCTGATGACACATGATTATCTAGACGACCGAGTTGCTAACTATCGGTTGATGCAAAACATTCGGGCATGGTGGCGCAAGCGTGGTTTCGTTGTGCATGTCTGGCTCGAAAAGGCGAAGGACCCGACGAACAACACAACCATCTATGTTATTCGGACTGACATCAAGCAGAACTGTGCTCACGCAGGAACTAGATATGCAACCAACTGATGAAGCTAACACGAACGTTGTGCAGTTCGGGCGGCCACGCCTAGTAGAAAATTTTGTGGCGACAGAAGAAGAGTCGCCGCCCATCGTCACTGACATTGATCCTGCCAAGGCTCAAATGTATTTGGCAATTGTGGCGGCGGCCGCCCTCATCGTCGAGAACAAAGACGAGGTTGAGTATTTTGTCATGGGTGTGTCGATGCGAGACAAGGACGCCGATCCTAATACGCCCGGCCGCTTCACCATTGCGACCTCACCTATCAAGGTGTCTGACTTCTGTCTGGCCTTGAAGATGCTAGAACTTTCTCTGACTCGTAACATGTCCGAATGAAGTTGCAGGGTCCCATTGTTGCGCGCTACCTAGGTTATGTGCCTGTCTTTGAGGCGCAGAAGCGAACGGCCGCGCAACGTGAGGGCCTCCGCTACGAAGCCGCCGTCTTACGCAAGCTCAAACTGGCTTGTCCTAAGATGGAGGCTAGCCCGTGGCTACACTACAAAGCACCTAACAAGTCTGGCATCTGTCAGCCTGACGCCCTGCTGTGGCTCGCGCCCAATCTTATTTGCATTGTTGAAATCAAACTGAGTTGGCGTGGACCAGCCCGCCTAAAGCTTCTAAACTTTTATGGGCCTATCGTGCAGGCGATCTACCCGCATGCCAACATCTGCTACATGCAGGTCTTCAAGAACACATCACTTAAAAGCCATAAGCGCAAGCTGACTATCTATTCGCTAGACAAACACAAGCCTGGAGTTTACCGAGAATGCCATCTCCTGTCCTAAAGTTTATGAAGCTGCGGCCCGACGCAATACTGCCGACCAAGGGCACAAGCGGCGCGGCAGCCTATGACCTCTATGCTGTTGAGCCGGTGATCTTCCGGCAAAATCGCCTTGTCAATACGGCCGGCACCGGCCTGCGAATTGAGGTGCCGCCCGGCTACGTCGGCCTCGTGTGTTCTCGCAGCGGCCTCGCATCGAACCAAAAGATTTTTGTGGTCAATGCACCCGGCGTCATCGATGAAGACTACCGTGGTGAACTCAAGGTCATTCTTGGTATGCTGCCGACTGATGTGGCATGGCCTAGCTTCGACGCCACGGTGTTGCAGCCCGGTTCGCGCATCGCACAGCTAATGCTAATGCCCGTCACTCAACTACAGATTGAAGAGACTGCGAATCTTTCAACCACCGAACGCGGAGTGAACGGCCTTGGCAGCACTGGCATTTAGTCTGTTACTTGTTTGGCTATTCGCCAAAATTGTGGCAAGGTGGGCAACTATTCAACTCGTAAAGGCATGGGTTCACAATGACACGCACACCAATTACTGAGGCAGCCGCCGAGACGTTGGCCACGTTGCAGAAAACTCTTGTTGAACGTGGTGCTAACTATGCTGATATTGCTGACAACTCAAAAGTCTTTTGTGATTTGTTATCATCCATGGGTTTTACGTGGCCTAAGACTATGACTGACACACAAGTTCACTGTGTGTGCAACATTGCAACAAAGCTTTCCCGCCTCAAAACTGGAGACTTTCAACACCTTGATAGCTTGCTGGACTTGGGTGGCTACGCCGTCCTAGTGCATGCTGACACTGCACGAAATCAACAGAAGGTAACTACCTGATGCCAACGTTTACTCCGCAGACAATTCTGTATGTGCCGGACACTCATGTCAAGAGCGACGACGACCTTAAGCGCTTCTATGCTCTCAAGACTTGGCTAAGCGACCGCCGCCAGAAGGTCGACCACATTGTGCAGGGTGGCGACCTGTGGGACTTTGAAGCCTTCTGCCTGCACGATCAGGCCAATCCTGACTGGTATCAGCGGGAGTTCTGGACCGAGTTCAGTCGGGGCCTCGATGCCTTTGACATCTTGGAGAAGATGACTAAGATCCATGGTCGGCGTGGCTGCAAGTTCTACATGACGGAAGGCAACCACGAGAACCGCTACAACAAGTGGATGGCCAGTGATCCGCGCCTCAAGTCCAGCCCCTTCCCAAAGACGGTAGCCGAGCTTATTAAGTTCTATCGGCCCACGACCAAGGTCAACTACACGCCGTTCTTGGAGCCACTGATTATTCATGACACGGCCTTCTCACACTACTTTGTGAGCGGGCTAATGGGCCGTGCCCAAGGTGGCGAGCGTCCGGCCAGCACCATTCTTAAGGCTCAGCATATGAGTTGTGTGGGCGCACACAGCCACGTACTTGACAGTGCTGAGCGTACACGGGCCGACGGTCGAAAGATTCACTGCCTCATTGGTGGTTGCTTTATTAATCCCAAGCACGACTTCAGCTTTGCCGGCGCGGCAAAAAAGCTTTGGTGGTCCGGTTGTCACCTGCTACACATGACGGCGCCGGGTGAATTTGACGTTGAGACTATTTCATTGACTAGAATGTCATAACAACTTGTGCTATACTAATTGAAATGCTGCTGGCCTTTCGTGTGCTAAGAAGGGTCAGCCTTTTCAATGGGGTACAAACATGCGTAAGAAGCTTAAGATGCGTGGTGGCTGTAAGCCCGCGAAGTTTGCTGAAGGTGGTTCCGTCAGGCGTCCGTCGCTTATTTCCAACAATCCAGTCGGCTCAAATCGCGCACGCGGTCGAGTGCCCGTTGGTGCTACGGCTGGCCCGGCCGACGAGACTATGAGCTACGATCTGCGGCCGGCTGCCATGGCTGGTGCTGATATGGGCGGGGTTGGTGGCGACTTGCCCATGCCTCCGGAATTTGTTGCACCGCCCGCTCGCTCTAGGCGGGCCCCCGCTCGGCGGCGTGAAATGTCGGCCGATGACCTTAATGAGCGCGAGATGACCCGCATTCTCAATGAGCGCAGTCTGGCGGCGGCGCGGGCTGGCCGCAACATGTATGCCAAGGGTGGGCTCATCAACGCCAAGAAGGGCAACCCCTTTGCGAAGGCTGCGCCCGGCGATGCTAAAGCCCCGCCGTTTGGCGGGATGGCGAAACCTAAGAAAGCAAAGAAGGGCGCCAGCTAATGCGCGTTGTCACCATCAATACGAGCGCGAGCGGCACTTGGTATGTCCCGTTGGACTACCATCGGACGCCCTTCAATGTGGGCATTATGGTCGTGCCGATCAGCGGAAGTCCTAATCCCACCATCGCGCATAGCCTTGAAGACTTTGAGAACGTTAACGTCAGCACGCCGCAGTACTGGCTTAACCATGCCTCGCTGGTGTCGGTGTCTGCTACGTCTGACGGCAACTATGCCTATCCAGTGCGTGTGCTGCGCGTGAAGCAGGGAGGTGCCGGCGACGCTCGCATCTGCATCATCCAAGCCGGGCTTATCTGCTGATGGCTACCACCAGTCAGCTTTCGGGCGGCGGCGTTTTCGGCGCACCGAATGCAGCGCAGGTGGCAGCTATCGCTGGAAACTTGATCGGCGCTGGCTACCCGTCTGGCACGTACGTGTGGCTCCATGATGGTGCCTCGCTTGCCAATGCGCTCTTAACGGTTGACCTGATTTACTTCTATCCGTTTGTGCTTCGGCAAGCTGTTAGCTGGAGAGGGCTCTTCCAGATTTGCACGGCCTTGGGCGCCGGCTCAGCCATCAAGTCTGCCGTGTGGCGTAATGACCCCACGCTTGGTCGACCGACTGGCTTGCCGATTGTGGGCCAGAACACGGGTTTCGATACCACGAGCACGGGCAACAAGACTGCAGCCTTCACGGCGGTCAATGTTCCGGCTGGCGTCTATTGGGGTGGCTCCAAGTTTACGGGCACCGCGCCGCAGGTTCTTGTGGCCAGCGCAGCCAACGTCAATCAGAATGTTGCTACGGCTGCACCGAATGGCGCCAACGCTGCCATGCCCCAGGGCTACACGGCGGCCGATGCATATGCCAAGGACATCATGGCCTTTGACGCGACCTCTGCTGCCCTGACTGAAGTTGCTTCCGCGCGTATTCCGCTTATTGGAATGATTGTCGCCTAGCGCATCGTCAGTTCCATGACGATCTTGCGGCGGAACATAGCCGGGTAGTTGGCCCAGCCGTTCGCCTCAAGCAAGAAGCCGTCAAAGGTAATGGCATAGTCGCGCAGCATATCAAAGTTATCTAGCTCCGAGCTAGCCACGGCAATCGCATTGATGCGGACACCAAGCGCCTGAGCGCGGTCTCGCGTTTGCCCGGTCTCTTCCGCATCATTAGAAATCCCATCCGTACTGATGTCAATGATGCTCTGGTCTGCTTCGCACGGCGCGTTCTCTATTTGTTCTAGAGCAAAAGTCAGTGCCCCGTTGATGCTAGTGCTGCCATCGAACGGCCGGCGCGTGGCTTCTAGGCGGTTAGCAAAGTCCTCGGCGTCTTGACGTGTCCGAAGAACTTGCCAGCCCATTAGCTCACGACCCCGGTTATTGAAGGCCCCGGCCATCACAGCGATACCGGGGGACTTCTCAATGGCGTCAATGACTTCTTCGCTGCGAATAGCGGCGGCCGTATAGTGCACCTGCTGTTGCCACTCCGTCTGATAGACCGACGAGCTGGCATCCATCATTAGCACTAGTGCAAGCGCACAGATCATTCTGGATATTCCTCCGGGGCTGTGTAATTGCCCACAGTCTGGCGCCACACGGTAGGCCCAGCACCATCCCCAAACCACCTGACAGTAAACTGATTCTGCACCATCCACTGAATAATTTTATGCGTGTCTTGAATTGCCGCAACCAGTTCTCCCGTGGTCAGGAAGTCCTTGGCCTGCGGTGGCTGCCCGACCGTGATCTTGATAAGCTGCTGCTTAAGCTTCGATTGGTCGATGCCTTCAGGATAATGCATGTCATAGCCATAAAAGTCAAGCCTTCTGAAGCCCATCATGAACGCAATTAGTGGCATGCGCGTGGCGGCACAGGTGCCCCCATTGACGATGGTCCCGATCTTGAACTCAGGCAGATCGGCATCCTGAGAACTCTGCGTGAATGCGTGCCAGCCGATGATCTGCGCGCGCTGCTTGGCCAGATACTTGCGCACGCTCGGGTGCGTCATGGTCGCCATCAAGAACTTATCGTTCGGCCCCACATCTTTGAAGAGGTTGGTCCGCTTGATGCCGTGCGTTGAAGCGCCCGTGACCGGCCGAGGATCGAGCAGGACCGTGTAGTCTGGCCGAATGCCCTGCGCCAACAACTCAGGCAGCGCATGCTTAACGGCGAACACGACGCCGCCAGCCTTCTGCTTCTCACGAATGTCCTCATAGAACGACGACAGCGAGGGCCCAGCCGACACCAAGATTGCCAGCTTGCTGTGCGCCTGATAGGGCTTAAGCCACTGCTTGATGGCCCGCGTATTCTCCGTGATGTGGCGGAACTGTTCGGCCTTATCTACTGAGTCGACCGGCTTTACAACCAGCGGCTGATTAATGTTGGGCATCGGCAATTCGGGCCGCACGACCACACCAAGTGCAATGGCCTGCGACAGCCCGGCATAGCCATCCATCGACTGAAAGAGGGTTTTCTGCCCGGTCGCTTCCTTCCACACGCGGATGGGACCTTCCGGTGCACCCTCCTCAGGCTGCTGAATAACGTCATCGAAGATCACATAGGCCGCATGCTTAACGGCATTATAATCTGACAGTGTCGTCTCATACGAGTGGCCGCCGTCCACATATGCAAAGGTCGTGTTGGCCAGCAGACCGGCGGCGGCCGGCATCGTCTCAAGTGTGTTGCCCATGACCAGCGCAAAGGTGAACTCGCGGCCCAGGCGATGCTGCAACGCCGCATAGTTTTCAAGCCGCCGCCGCACAATATGGCTGACAGCATGCGGCTTAGTGTGGCCTTCGTGCACGCGGTCGTTGCCGCCCTCAAAGGTGTCAAAGCCGACGTAGTTGACGGCTGGCACACCAGTACTGAAGGCTGCCTCGGCCATCTGAATAGCACGACTGCCATTCCATGTGCCGACTTCAACCAAATTGGCGGTCCCGAGCACCTTGCACGAATGCTTAACAAAATCAGCAAGCATGTCGTAGCGGGCCGGGCAACCAAGACCTGGGT